ACCCTGCCAAGCCCCTGAAATGCCTAGCGTTTCGGGGGCTTTGCTTTTTAGGGATCGGAAACGTGTCGAAAAAGTGTCGATAATGCATCCGTAGCCATCGCGAAAAGGAATCCCCACATGCATTACCTTTGCGGCAAACAGATAAAGATCGGCGATGCAGTCTTAATTGAATCCGGCCAAACAACTGGAACCGTTGAGGCAATAATCGTCACAGCCGAAGACATGAACCAATGGCAAGTCAACGAGCCAGGAATTCTCGTTAAAGCAGACCCGTTTGGCCTTGTATTCTGGCCACAGAGCGATCCCGACCCTGTGCTATTGCAGCCTACCCAACACGGATAACGTTAAGCGGATTCAATTTCACAGCTTCGGATAGATGCTCTTCCGATAGATGCGCATATCGCATCGTCATCGATAACGAGGCGTGCCCCAGGATGTGCTGCAACGTCACGATGTGCCCGCCGTTCATGATGAAGTGACTGGCGAACGTATGGCGCAGTACGTGGCTGGCCTGCCCCTTCGGCAGCTTGATCGAGGTCGACAGCAGCACCAGGCGGAACACGCCAAGGCAGTTCGTGAACGGCCCGTGGGTCTGCCAATGCCGGCGAATGTCGGCGGCCAATTCTTCCGAGATCGGCACCGAGCGCACACGCTTGGACTTGGTGTTAGCGAAGATCACCGTATTACCTTTCAGACGTTCCGGCGTCAGCGCCTGAGCCTCACCCCATCGAGCCCCTGTCGCGAGGCAGATACGAGCGACCATCTTCGGATGTGGCGACGTGGTGCGCGCATCCAGGGCCGTAAGCAGTTCGGACACCTGATGCTTGGTCAGGTACGACAGCGGTCTTTCCTGAAGCTTGAGCGGCCGCATGCGCCCTACCGGATTCTCATAGTCAATGACGCCGAGTTGACGCAATTCGTTGTACATGGACTTGAGGTAGCCAAGACGGTTATTCGCGGTCTTGCCCGACATGCCATTGGCTATCTGTCGGCTACGCAACCGAGCCACTTTCGCAGGCTCCAGGGAGACAGCGACCGGGTCGCCCAGGTCCTTTGCCACCAACCGCAGAATCGCCACGCAACGATGCCCGTTGCTCAGGGTCTGGCCGTGCAGTTCATACCAGAGTTCGACCAACTCCGAGAGACGCCGACGGTCCTTCGGCTTGAGCGTCCAGCAGGGGCTTTCCGCACACTTCTGACGCGCGGTGGCCTCGAATTGCTGCGCCTCCATCTTGGTCTTGAACCGCTTGCGAAAGCGCTTGCCCTTGATCGGTTCGACATCGACGAACCAACGGCCATCGGGGAGCTTGGTGATCGACATTAGACGGCATACCCCCGCCGCAGATACCGATCACACATCAGCTTGTGTATGTGCCTTTCCAGATCGCGACGAGTCCAACCCTTGGCGAGATAGTGGTCTTCGATAACGTGCCAGAACTCCAGTTTGCGGGCGGACTCAATAGCCTTTTTTGCAGGGATGCGCTCCCGCGCAATCAGGCTGATGAACTGACCGAGGAACATCTCGCAGTTACGCCCACTGAAGCCCTTGGCGGTCTTGTAGTAGCGCCGATACTCGGTGCGCTCGATCAGCGGATCGCACTCGACCTGGACGCGGGCGTCCTGGCTGATCAGGCTCCAGAACGGATCGTAGACCGCCGTCCGGCTCAGCAGCTTGAAGCTTTCGCAGGCGTAGTTCCACAGTCCTTGCAGATGCGGGCAGAGGCCCTCATAGGTGCGGCAGCCAATGACCTCCCCGGAGGCCATACGCGAGCCTTCGGAGAATTGCTGGACGATGGAGTGGTGGAAACGGAATTCGAGCCGCCAGACCGTTTCCAGGGGGTTATAGGCCGGGTCGCCATCGCCGAACGGATCCCCGTTCAGGGTGGCCCACACGCTTTCCCAATAGTCGAGCTTGTCGGTGGCCCGAGCCTGGAGGGTCTTGTTATAGATCGACAGTTGCAGACCGTTGGCCGAGCCGAACATGTACGTCTCGCCACGCCCGTAGACCGAGGCGTTGCCGTCGAACTCGATCCGCTCGATCCCGCTGATCTGGCGCACCCGACGCGAGCGACAATGCATGCGATCCACCAGATCGCGAGGCGGTTTCCAGCCTTGTACGTCCAGGGCGATATGCACAGCGGCTTGGTTGGTTTCGCAGTGACTCAGCACGGCAGCGGCCAAATCATCCAGCACGCCCTGGAGGATGCGCGGATCGGCGCCATCGAGGGCGTGAGGCGATACCTCGATCTTGAGGTGCGAGCCAATGGTGTCGACCTTGATGTTGTGATTCTTGATTAGCAGGATCAGACCCATTTCAGCGTTCTGCAGGCGGTACTGATAGCCGGAGTCGCGACCGATACGGCCCTTGGACCATTCGTAGCCGGCGAACTCGACCACATCCACCGACAGGTCAAACAGCGCCATGACTTCCGGCCGGAGCTTGCCGTTGTACAACTGCCGCACCGTATCCACGCCGCAACGCAGAATGCGCACGCCTGACAGATCGGTGAATTGAGCCGTGGTGTCGTCGAAGAACAACCGCCCTTTCGGGCTTTCCAAGACCTGACCGTCCGACTCGATACTGACGCGAATTTGATGGCTGATTTTCTTCATCTTTAACGATCCAAATTGGTACGAATTGAAACCGCAATAGGTGGCTTATCTGACGTGTTACAGGGGCGTCGGCCGGCCCCGCCGTGGCGCTTGCTCACTCCGAGACGAGCCGTTCGCGCGCGCCCCGGCCAGGCCGGCTACAGCGGCCATACCGGCCCCGTCGGCGTCACCGCCACCGCGAAGAAAAAGCCCGCCAGATAGGCCAGGAACGCCAGCCCCAGGGCGGCGAAATAGCTTGTCCAGTTCATCGGCTCCCCCTCAGTTGATCGAGCGCGGCAAGCGGCTGGTGTCAGGAACCACCGTCACCCGCACGGCGGCGCTGTTCGCGGCGGCGGGCGGCACGTTCGGCGCGGCGGCTTGAGCCGGCGGCGCATTGCCCAAGGCGCTACGCCCGGCGCAGGCGGCATAGCCGGACCAACCGCCCTTGAAGCTCAGTTCCGCGGCGCAGTTGCCCCGCGGCACCACGGCATAGCCGGTGTCGGTCAGGTCGCGATCGGTGAGAGTGAATTCGCTGCCGTCCTGGCCCCGGACGGCGAACAGATAGGTGCGGCGCCCGGAGGCGGACAGCAGGGTTGCCTTGACGATGAAGTCGCGGCCGGCGAAGGGATGCCCTACAGGAGCAGCGCCCGGAACGCCTGAGTGCCCAGGTACATCATCAGCAGCATCAGGATCAGCCGCACCAGTAGCACGCGCAGCACCCACAGCAGGACCGGCTTGAGCAGGCGCAGCAGTTCCAGCAGCAGACGGCGATACAGGGTCGCCCATGAGCAGACGAGGTCCACCGTCATAAACCACAGACCCAATAGCAAGGGCCGGAATTGCCATGAATAGAAGAATCTTAGGTTGTCTAAAAAGGCTCTTGCCGGCGATGGTGTCGGTGACGGAGCCGGTGGCTGTCGATTCATAGAGGGCGAAGGTCTCCTGGCGGATTTTCTTGATCTCGACGATCACGTCGCGGGCCGGCGGTTTGTTGTCCTGCGCCGAGTGCTGGCTTTCCTTGTAGCGGCCCCGAATGCCGATGACGGCGAGGTTGGAGTGCAGATAGGCCTTTTCCGCCGTCATGCGGATGTCGTCGCGGATATAGGCGATGTTCGGCGTGGTGAGGATGATGTCCCAGTTGAAATGCCGGTGCCGGGTCCAGGCATCCAGCCAGCCCATGGGCCGCCCGGCTGCCTTGGCCGCTTCCGGGCCATCCGGAAAGTCGAAGCGCTTGAGGTCGGCTTCGCGCCAGGACTTCAGAAAGATCAGTTGGGTTTCGTCGAAGATGATGAACGCGCCACGCGGCGCCCACATGAACCAGGTGCGCATCTTTTCCATGTCATCCAGGTCCTCGAGGTCGAGGTTGATGACGTCGCAGCTGGAGGGCGTCTCCGGCATCACTTGGAAGATCCGTTCGCGGGTCAGGCCGCGCACGTTGGTGATGATGACGCGGCCCTTCTTGATCGCGGGGATCAGGTCATCTTGGATCGCGCCGGAGGTCTTGTAGGAGCCGTTCGGGCCGTGATGAATCTTGATCGCCATGTCACTTACCTATGAAGGGGATGAAGGACATGGAGAAGCGCGTGCCGATGGCGGCGAAGATCATGTTCACCGCGTCCGGCAGGCCGAAGAACGCCAGCAGCGAGCGCAGGTCGCCGTCCAAGGACGAGTAATAGGACGTGATGGTCGAGCCGATACCGATGCCGCCGACGACTTCGCGGAACGCCTTGTAGCCGATTTCCGCGACGAACAATTGCATCTCGAACCAGCCCTTGATGGCCATCTTGGTCAGCAGGACAAAGGCGTCGGTGACGAAGTCATAGACGCCGCTGTAGAGGAAGTCCCAGAGGGATTGCATCCAGGCGAGAATGTCGGAGAGAAAGGGAATGTCCATGGCGTTTCCTCAGGAGCGATAGAAAACGATCCATCCGGCCAGGATCGCGGCGATGAACAGCACCACGTAGCGGATGACGGAGAGTTCTTGGGCGTACTGGGTGAGGCAGACGTCGTAGCGCTGGCCGAGGGCGGTAAAGTCCCAACACGGCAGGGAGCCGCCGCCGGTGCCCAGGTGAATATCGAACTTGGAAGCGAGGACGCTTTCGAACTTGCCTTGCAGTTCCTGGAAGTCCTTTTGCGCCTTGGCGATGGCGTCGTCGTATTCCTTGATGGTCTTGTCGAAGGAGCCTTGCTTCGGCTCTTTCAGGCCTCCCCCGCCGGAGCCGTCGCCGCCATCGCCACCGGTCCCGCCGCTGGAGCCGGACCCGTCGCCATCGCCGCCGCTACTGCCGTCACCGCCGGGCGTGGTGCCGCAGTCACTGCCAACATGGCCCTGACAGGGGTTGTTACCGCCACCGCCACCGCCCCCACCGCCACCACTGGAGCCGTCATCGCCACCGCCGTTACCGGGCTTGGTGCCGCCATCGCTTCCACCGTCGCCGCCGGGCGGGTTGCTGCCACCGTCGCCCCCGGTGCCGCCGTCCCCACCCGGAGGCGGACCGTCACCCGGGCCCACGTCGCAGCCAAAGGCACAGGAGCCATTGGAGGTGAACCAGTTACCGGTGAACGAGCCGATGACCTTGCAGTACGTCGCGCCGGCTTGACCCTCAGCGGGGCCGATACAACCGTCAATCGAACTGACAGCGATCTCGCAGCCGAGGTAATTGATGAAGCGGGAGATCGGCGCTTGATGGGACTTTTCGTAGAGCGAGCCGGCCAGGATTTCGCACTTGTTTTCCTTGCACTCGCCGGTCTCTTTATTGAAGTCCGTGCCTTCCGGGCAACTGTCGCCGGTCAATATAGCGGTCGACGTCTGCCAAGTGATTCCACCAGTACCCGAAACATTGCACTGAACTTCCTTGTAGCTCAGTTTGTTGATTTCCTTTAGCCAGTTGGCCGACGTGTTATCGAAGTAGTACTGGCATGCCGCCGTATAGGATGGAAAGAAGGCCGTGGGCTTTCCGGGGATGGAAATCTTCCATTGGTAGAAGTCCGCGTGGGCCGCCGATGCGAGCACCAGGGCGAAAATAAGTAGTACGAAGCGAGGCATAAAAAAGGGGCCTTTCGGCCCCTCCTCCTGTCACTGATACTGGCCGATTTTCAATCCCGTCAGCAGCGCGGACGCCATGAATGCGCCCAGCATCAGGGACCAGATCACGTCAGGCCTTGCGCATCGCGCCGATGACCAGGGCGAGGCCGACCAGCACCGCCACGGCGGCGATCACCAACTTGGCCACGGACCCGCCATCAGTGCTGGCTTGCGCCAGAACCCCCTTGGTGGTTTCGTCGAGCAGCGATTCGGCGAAGGAGACGTTGGCCACGGCCAGGCCGACGGTGGCGATGGAGGCGTTGCGGAACAGGGTTTTCATTTTTTCCATGATTGGAACCTCATTAATTGCGCGCTTTGCGCATGGCGGAAATGATCAAGCCAGCCCCCAAACCAACGGCGAACAGCCCGATGGTCCCGGCGAAGCCGAGGCGGAAGGCCGACGGGTCGAAACCACCCATCAGCAGAGTCAAATAGCCCTCTGCCTCAGGCGGCAGCAGGTAGGTCTGTATCCACTCAAGGTGCGTACAGCCAACCGTGCCGTCCGCGTTCTGGACCCAGGTCTTGCACACTTGAACCGATACAGAGCCTTCCATTCGTGCAGTCCTCAAACAGCCAGGGAGGCCGCTAGGCCATCGATCCAGCCCCAGGCGTAGCCGGTGGCCAGACCTACCGCGAACAGCGAGAGATAGCGGAGCATCGCGGCCTCCTACGGCTTACGCCTTGGCGTCCGGGGACTTGTCTTGTTTGTCCTGGCCCTGCGGCTGCTGGGCCGGGCGCGGGGCTTGGGCCTGCGCTTGCGGGCGGGCCGGGGCTTGGGCGGTCGGCGCCATCGGCTTGCCGCCCACGGCCAGCAGATCCACAAGGACTTGGGTATTGGTGATCCGGCCGAAACGGTCTTGGGTCGGACGGACCACGCTGGCGAACTTGCAGAGCACCGGCTGGCCTTCGAAGACGATGGCGTCCAGCAGGGTCGGCTCGATGTTGTATTCGCTGATCTCGAAGCCCTTGGCGTTGCCACGGGCACCTTCCGGGATCGGGGCGATGGATTGGACCGAGGCGTAGATTTCCCCGGTCTTGGTCGAGGTATAGGTGTCGGTCTTGGTGACCCACAGTTCGACGACGCCGCCTTGGGTTGCAAACATGTTCATCGGTGTTTCTCCTTCAATTCGCCTTTTTCGGCGTGAGTTGTCCCGCTGCTGCAAATTCGGCTGTTTCGCCTTCATTCAGCGGTGTTGGGTGAAAGTGATGTGTGGGGCGATCCCTTCGGGCCGGGCTCTATTCGCTAGCGAACCAAGCCAACCACGGGTGTTCGTCTCGGCCCATCCGGGTAACGATCCCTATCGCAACGTCGTCGCCGACGACCAAGGGGAACGCTTCCCCTTGGAACCCGCAGAGCAACACCAAGGGCTCTGCCCTTGTCATCCCGCTCTTGCCGCCGAGGGCTCGAGAGCGCGGGGCGGAGGAGCTGCCCCACACTCCCCAGCGGAGGCTGTTTCAGGGGGGAGGCGTTCAAGGGTGCGCTCCGCCCGTGCTTCCGTTCGCCGGAACGGTGAGGCTGTTCCGACGAGCCGGGAGCGCGGCCCTTGACCGGATCGGCCACGGTGCGGGCGGCCTGGATCAGGCAGAACAGGAGCAGCGCTTTCAGGGTCTTAGCGAGCATGGTTCAGCCCTCCAATTGGAATGCTTCGCGCACGGGCACAAAGGGCGTGGGCTTCCCGCTGTCGTACACAACGTGCCAGTACTTGGGCGGACGCCGGGACGGGTCGTGTTTCGCGAAGAAGGAACGGGGACGGCAGAACCAGCGGCCACCTTCCAGATAGGGCAGCCCAGGGGGCCGGCAGTCCGGACACGGCGACGGGCTGTGCAATGGGATGGCCTGCCTTGCGGACCAGCACACAGAGCAGGCGCAGTCCGGGGCGTGGGTTTGGCGCAAGTAATTCGGAGACGACATGGTCAGCTTCCTCCTTATCTTGGCGAGCACGGCCCCAGGCGAGAGCTTCAACCCGCAGGTCAGTCAGATAGGATTCTTCCGGTTGGGAGAGGTAGCCGGCGTCCATGAGGCCATCGATCAGCATCAGAGCGCGGTCGAAGGGTTCGCAGGGATGCTCTGCCGCATGCAGCAGATAGCCCTCAAGGAAGCTCAGCAACGCGTTAATCGGGTTGCTCGACAGAACGCGCGCTACCTCAGCGCCTTCAAAGCTCTGCTCAACACGGAAGACCAGTTCGGCATTCAGGGAACGCATAGAGGCCTTGGCAGCCTGTTCAACCCGAGCGCGAAGAGTTGGAGGCATACGGAGCTTGAATTGCGGATCGGTGCGGCTCATGCCGTCCACTCCTGTTCCAACAGCCAGTTGCGCAGCAGCGCGCTATTCACCATGCGCAGCTTTCCAAGCTTCACGGACGGCAGCACACCCCGGTAAACCCAGGCGCGGGCGGTGCCATAGCTAATGCCGTTGCGCTCCGCCCACCGTTCGATGGACTCCACATCCTGTTGCGGCCCTATCAGGGCGCTGGGGGTAAGCTCTTCCAGTTCCATGCTCATTCCGTCACTATTCGTGGCATTAACAAAATTCATCTATGGATTTAGTCCATATGGACATTATCCATAAATCAGAAATTATGACAATAGTCCATAATGGTATTTATCAATGGCTGAAAGCATGGCCAATAGAGCGCTTCAATTGCTTGATCAGACCAGCTTGAAAGAGTTGGCAGAGGTCAATAGCAAGGACTACGTCCGCTGGCAGAGTATTAAGAGAGGCAGGGCGAGAATTGGCGCAGAAGAGCTAGAACAGTTGGGGAAAATCTATCCCCAGTATCGCTGGTGGCTCATGACCGGAGAAGTTATGCCTGAAATTGGGCAAACTAGTCCGCCCTATGACGAAGCCAATCGAAACTTGCCCAATCAAAACGCGGGATAGCGATCACTAGAAAAGTAGCACTGCGATGGTATGCCCTACGGACGGAAGGCAAGAATGAAAGCTGACAAGGACGATGCACCGGAGTACTTAAAAAGAAAGCGGAGCCAGAGCTTTGGTAAATGGTCGCTGGCAATTGCTCTAGGGCTAGGGCTTTCAGGGTTAGCCTTACACATGGCAGAAAACCAATTCCTAGCAAAACCACAGGCTGGCCAGCCCTCCTATTCTAAAAGTCCTACTCAGACTTCTAATTATAAAATTCCAGAAAGTGAGCCGAAAAGGACATCAGAAGAACTTTTTTGGGAAAGCGTTAATGCGCGCAATCATCAACAGAGCCAGCCTAAACAAACTGTTTATAACGACAGTAACTACATGCCACAAAAGCCGTCCAACATCTACACACCGCAAGCAACCCATCGGGTAATACACCCCCCCCAGCAAACCAAGCGACGCAATGTCAATCGAATTAGACGCGAGCAAACCTCTAAGTGGATCAAAAGCTGGAATGGCGGCACAAACTACTTAGCGGAATGGCTATCCGTAAACAACTACATAGATGGCTCCAGTGTCTGCGCCAATCACCGACGCGGATCAATCGACTTCCGCGAATGCCGTAAGGCTGCCAAGCAGTATTTCCATGAACAGTGCAGAATCTGGCGTGCGCGTTATGATAATGACCGCAAATCAAGAAGTGATCAAATGAAGACGCGTTATTGCACTGCTGCGAGCAGCTTCAACCCAATGGGATAAGAAATGGCCGAAAAAGAGAACCAACACTATGTACCCCAATATTATTTTAGATTTTTTAACGGCGGAGAACAATCAATCTGCTTACTCCTACGCAAGACAGGAATAATTAGGAGTCCAGCCCCAATTAGAGGACAAGCATCAAAGAGTTATTTCTATGGCGACAAAGAAATCGAGAACCAGATAGAGGAAATCGAAAAAATACTCCGCCCCGCCCAAATAAAATTCAGAGAATGTAAAAGCCCTAACGACCTAACCTTAGACGATAGGAACAAATTACTCCAAGGCGTGATGTTCCAGAGATCTAGAACCATGACAACCCGCTTAGATCGAGCGGAGGCATTCACACGAATGATGCAGCTTCAACTTGAAGTCTCCATAAACAACGACCCCACTAAAACAGATAAAGAAAAAGAAGAACTACGATCAGTCCTTGGTCTTGTTCAAGCGTTACCAGAACCACACCAAGGTATGATCATGGCTATATCTTTAACCTTAGCCGAACACCTGCAAGATCTAACACTAATAAAAATCCAAAACAGAACCAATAGACCATTTATATTTGGAGACTCACCAGTAATCCTATCTAATCCCGCTCAAAAAAAGATTTTAAACAGAGGAGTTCTAGGGGCTCAAACCCCAGGAATCCTAGTCTTCTTCCCGCTAGGGACCGATCAAGCACTCATGCTAATTGATGAAAGCACCTACACAATTAAAGGCAGCATAAGAAACGGCATAATTAAGTTGAGAAACCTCTCAGACTTAAGACAGCTCAACAAGCTACAGATACACAACGCCACATCAGCCGTCTATTTCCACGACATAAAATATGCCGACTACGTAAAATCATTATGGCAAGAAACCAAGCCAAAATTAACAAATATCCGTGGAAAAATATACGAAGGGCCAATGAGAGTAGATGGGCGAGAAGCAGAGGTTATACACACTTACGACCAGCAGCTACCACTAATACCAAACCTAACTTTTTTAAAATATGAAGAGTTCCCCGCCGACAGCAACTTCATTGCTCGACGCAATCCATATACGTTATTTTAATTTAGCCAACCGACTTTCAATTTAAGAGCATTTCGACAATAGCTTACCCCAAGAAAAACATCTATTCCTCTGTCAAAAAATTATCAAATCATTGAGACGAAAAGGTACTAATTCACACTCAAAAAAAGGACACTCGATATGAAACATTTTTGGAGACTTCACCACAGCATTCTCAAGGGTTCGTTTATATATGCTTAGAATGCCAAATTTAGCGCTAAGGTAGATAACCACCTGGCAGCTTTCGCCCAAAGCGGTAGTTAGCAGAAAGCAGCAATCGGTCAGAGCTGACTGCCTATCCATGAAATATATTCCCCACCTTTATTATTAATACAAAATAGCAACATCACAGACAAACACCTTACTTTATCCTAATCATTAAATTAGTAGGGGCATTAGAAAGGTCAGACCAATAATCATCACAATATACATCCCCCACTTTAATAAGTTCATCACCTAATCGTGACACTTCAGAAGCCAAAATCTCACTTATCCATGATTCCGAATTAGGTCCCTCCATCTCCTTAACCAGCTTGAAGTCCCCGAAAAATCCATGCCGACCTTCATCATCATGAAATCTAACGCATTGAGCGGCAAAAATGAAAACATAACAAATCGAGTCCAACACTAGCGTTCTATAATGAAAGAAATGAGCTCTCGATGGGCAAATACAATCAGAGTTTTCCTCTTGTTCGAAAGTGATCTTAAATCTCCCAAGGCCTTTTTTCAAACCTAGCAAATCCTGCACAGCCCGCCCATTTTCACGAAGCCAATTCAAACTTACTGATAAAGACGAGCAATCAAATGAATCTTTAAAAATATCAGACAAATAACTCGCCACATCACTTAAGCGTTCAATTGACTTATCCAAAGGATTGGTATAGGCATTAAAAATCCTAAGAAAATTACCTTGATGCTCAAAAAAAACAGAAACATCGTGTCGAGAAGCTATGATTTTTTCAAAAAATATGAGCGCCTTGCGAAGCAAGTTCAGAGAGTAGGCTTTGTCATCCACAAAAGCGGGAGTCACCTTTATTTTTCCCGTACCAGCATTAGCATGTATATCTACGAACTCAGTTGAGACACGAAATATGGCCCTGTCCAAACTATTGATAAAAGGACTCAAGTAAACCTTAGCCGGCAATACTAACGTCTCGATAGTCGGACTGGTAATCATCACTCTAGTTTGGATAAAGTCAGCCCTTGTCATTGTCATCACAGCATTCGCCATAGCAACGGCCGGCTTTGGATCTTTAATTCCAAAGCGCTTATACCAGAATGAGAAATCACTAACGGCTATTTTATTGGCGTAGCCTAGAGAGCCGAGAATAAAATTTTCTCTCTGCTCAGCTCCCTTGATAGTGAAGCATATATCTCCGCCTCCATCTTCAAAACCGGCAGAATGAAGAGTTTCTTGCTTCTCACCAAGATACCCTCTCCACCTACTATAATGGTTGTCTTCAATATACTTTAGCAACCCTAGCCCACTGGGCTCAGATAAACGATGACTCTCATCATATCGTAAAGTTAAACTCTTCTTGTGTAATCGATCTCCTTCCCCGGCGAAAATATGCTCCCTCGCCAGTTTAAGAGTTCTCTTTATTATAGATTCATCAAGGTGAAGTAAATAGGCCGCCACAGGAGTAGCATCCTTGTCAAAGTGAAGAAACAGATAAAATACCGGTAATGGATCAGTAGCTAAGGCATGAAGATTAGATAGCTCTACACTTTTGGAAAGCTTTCTTCCTTCGGTAGCTTTCACCTGTACTTTACAAATCATATTTGATTTATGCAGATCAAACGCCGATCCAGTCGCTCTATTAACAGGAATTTCTAAAATAAAATCCCATCCATGTTTATCTTCTTCAGCCTTATTAATAGTGATACCTACATCACTACACCAACTGACAAACTTGCTTTCACCTGCCTTACCCAAGTCTCTTTTCACGAAGCACTGTACTCCATCAACTCAACTATCAAGTGAACCTCATTACGCGCCCATGAATTCTGATCATTTCCCTCAACGCTTCAGCTTCGCCTTCCACCAGCTAGACTGCGGAACATGGCGATGCTAGTTCCTAAGATCCAGCGGACATCCCGATCGTTGCAAAACTGTTAGGAGTCACACCACAACGCTCTGATACGACCATAGCGCACGCCCTAGATGAAGAACGACTGAGAAGCCCGGATACAGGCCGTGAAATTTTATCAGAGACGACGAGGCAGATCCTGAGTGGAAACCGAATCATCAGGTACTAGGCGCCAGCATGCGGCAACTGGTTAAAGCGGCCATATGAAATTTATATTAAAAACCTTGAGAACTGACCGCTATTGGTCGATAGATTTTATCTAAAGCCTGTCGAAAATGTGTCGAAATCAATGGCACGAAAGGCTACAGAGTGAAACACCTAAACATCGAAAGCAGTGGCTTTGAAACGTATTGGAACGCTTCAAAAGCCTATTTTAGAGGGTTCGATTCCCTTCGCCCGCTCCAGATC